CGTATCGTTATCAAATATAAATCTCATACGATTCATAATATAAGGTATATCAAAAAACTTAACATTCCAACCCGTCACAATATCAGGATGATTTTTACACCAAAACTTTAGAAACTCTAGCAACATATGCTTTTCGTTTTGGCATTTTACATAGGTTACATTTGTCTTTTTAGAAATGAAATCACCTGTACCCCATGTTAATATCTGTTTATTACTATGATTTTTAACCGTTATACAAATTATATTTTCTTTTGCAGTATCAGGATCAGGAAAACCATGTTCACATTCTGTTTCAATATCAAGTGTAAAGATTTTGATATAGTCTTTATTCCATCTTATATCATCTCTATATTCGTCACCTATGAATTGATAATTGTATCTATTCATACCAAAGATTTTATATTCAGGTATTGTAGAATATTCAGAATAGAAATGTTTTGCTTTTGATATAGTATCAAACTGCTTAGGTTTTAGATTAGTGCCGTCTAGTGTTTTAAATTTAGATTGTTCTTTTGTAGGTAGATATAGTTTAGGACTATAATTAATTCTACTTAAATATGATTGACCGTTATTTACACCACGGATAAGCAATTTACCCTTGTATTCAATAACATTTGTATAGAAACTACTCGCCAAATTCATATAATATTATAACACGATTCTTGCTTAAAGTCAAGTGATAATCTTTGCCTTAGGCGTAACCAACTGACCTGTATTTTGTTGATATGCATTGATCATATTGTCGTCTGGTGTCGTCTCGGTTATAATATTTGCTTTCTTAATCTTAATTGTTTTGTCTTTTGTGTATGGTATGTAAGGGTGAAAACCTATCTTCATAGGTTTGCCTGGTTCGCCTTGCATTGGTATAAGTACGAACGGTTGTTTGATACCTTGAAAATCGTCTGTGGTTGTATCTGCGTCTGGTGTGCCGATCAAGTCTTCACCTGTTGTTAGTCTAAATAATCTAATCATAATATTCCTTTCTTTTATTTATACAAACTTTACTATGTCTTTCATATCTGGTTTTTTATCCCATTCTAATTTACCATGTTTATCAAGTTCTTCTTTTCTATATCTCTTTGCATAGCCGATTGAGATCATAGATATAGGTCTTTGTTCAATCATCAAACCTAACTTGTGCCAGTCTTCTATAAACCTACTAAATGTAGAATTGTATGATATGTCTAGGCCTTGTTCTAAAAGATAGTAACCTAGATTGCCTAGAAACAATCCTATCTCAACTGAAACAGAATCTATTATGTTTTCTATATCGTGTGCTTGATCATAGAAATGACCTAGTTCAACTTGTTCTTGGTAAAATTTATTTGGCGTTGACTTTCTGCCATGCATAGTAATTAGATATTGATTATCTTTTATATGATAGTAAAAAGGATTAGGTTCATCTTGTATTCTAGTATTTAATCCCTTATCAACTGCTCTTTGTTCAGCAGCCTTATGACTTTTAGTACACAGACTATAAATCTTATTTTTTTCTTCTTGTTTATCAGGTCCCCATACTAGTGCTTGATAGGCCATTGCATTGTTCTTACCTGGTGTTGTCTTCCATGCTTTGTATAATGCTTGTTCAATAAGTTTTCTATCAACCTTTTTATCACTATAAAACATTACATGGTTTCTTTTTTGTTCTAGTGTTTCAAAATAATTCATTTACACATTACCCTATCATTAATAACTAATATATCTAACGCTGTTCTTTTAAAAGTTTTGATTGCATTATCAGGTGTTTCAACAATCGGTTCCTGACTATTGAAACTTGTATTTAATAACATAGGTATACCTGTAATCTTATAAAACTCATTTATGATATTGTATAGTTTTTCGTTTTGAGATTTATTAACCGTCTGTATTCTTGCTGTATTATCTTTGTGTGTTATGCCTGGTACCTTATCTGATTTAACTTGGCATATTCTACTCATAAAAGGACTAGGTAATCTTGTATCAAAATATTCTTTATAGTGTTCTTCTAAAACAACAGGTGCAAATGGCCTAAAGTCTTCTCTCATCTTTATTGTATGATTGATTATATCTTTTATATCAGGATTACGAGGGTCTGCAAGTATTGATCTATTACCTAAAGCACGATTACCACTTTCTGATTTACCTTGAAACCACCCCACATTCTTGCCGTCTGCTATTGATTGTGCGATCATCTTGTAATCTGCTTTTTCACCTATGTTGTATTCGTATTCTTTACCTGCAAATACCTCGGTCTTGTGTATGTTATTATTTAAAACATAATCAGCATGTTGATATGTACCTAGTGCTTGGCCTTCATCACCTACAGCAGGTGGTATATAAACATTCTCATAGTGTTTTGTAAATTGTTCATTTAGATAACCATTATATGCAACGCCACCTGCAATACAAAAATTATCACAAGTCTTTAATGGATAAACATATTTTTTAATTAAGTCTTCAGTAAATACTTGTAGTGTATGTGCTAGATCATACTTACCATACTCATTTATTTTTATTTCTTTAAAATGTTTTTGTTTTTTTTCTGTTATAGGTCCTGCAAGTATTGTTTCAAATACATTGTAATAGTAAGGACTATATTTACCATATGCAACTAGACCCATAAGTTTGCTAGCACCTAGTGTACCAAAACCTGTTAGGTTAGACATATGATTCCACAACCACCCAATAGGTAACTTATCTGATAGGTCATGCATATTTTGATCTTTATCGTAAAACACACATCTATATTTTGAACCTATGCCGTCTATTGCTAGTATATCTGATTGTTTAAAACCTGAATTAAGAAACGCATATGTAGCGTGTGATTGATGATGATCTATGTAATAGTAGCCGTCTTTGTAGTAGTGATCAAATAATTTTTTATGATCATACTCTAATACGCCTTGTGGTAATATATCTTTACACATTCTTATACCACCATATGTGTATGTAAATGCTAATACATCTGTTGTCTTTTTAAAATATTCTTCAACAAATTCTTTATTTAATCTGTAATCGCCTGGGTCTAGTATATCTGATTGATGAGCATATGCCTCTGCTTTGTATGGCAGATTATGTTTAAATCTTGTATATCTTTCTCTTTGATTATGAAATACACCATCATAGGTATTATGATCATGTAAATTTAATGCAACTGAATATATTTTTTTCAATGTTCAACCTTCACCTCTATATCATTGTTTATATATGTTTCTGTTTTCTGCTGTTTAGTTTCACCACATATCTCATAACATACATCTAAACCGATATTATTATTTAAGTTATCTGCAAATTCAGACCATTCTTTTGATTCTAAAATATCTTCTACTTTATCAACTTCAATTGAAAAGTCAATTGCACTCATAATTCCATCACCAAATTTTTCTTGTATTACATCCTTCATTGGCAGTCCATATACTTGCATTATTTCATAGAATCTGTAAATAAGAGGATCTGTAGGAATAACAGGATCTAGGCAGCCTTTTACTGGCGGTGTTGTCAATTGATCTTCTAATTCTGATTGTAAATCAAGAGCCTTAATTAAAATATTAGCTTCTTCTCCAGAAGCTGTAGCTTGCCCATAAAATAGGCTCGCAACCCATACTTCATCTCTATTTATCAATTTACCTAAATCTTCAAAGGATAATTCTTTTTCTTTTTTTGCTTTTAATAGTAATTGTGTAAATGTGGGTAAAGTCATAATTAATTGTTGTTTTTTTATTGCAGAAGAAGTCTAAGTAACCTCTTCTACAGCTCTTGTTTCTCTTAATAGATGTTTTTCCAAACGCATTTTTATTTTTAAATATGTAGGATCTTGTTCAATTTTTTCTCTATCTCTTGGTCTTTCTAAATCAACTGAAATTTCCTCAGAAATTATGGCAGAAGGACCGCTTGACATCAAAACAATCTTGTCAGACAAAAGCAATGCTTCTTCAATACTATGAGTAATTAAAACTACGGTTACTTTATTTTTTCTCCAAATGGATAATAATTCATCTTGTAAATAGGATCTGGTTAATGCATCAAGAGCTCCAAAGGGTTCGTCCATCAACAACATATTTGGATTTATAGATAAGGCTCTGGCTATTGCAACTCTTTGCTTCATTCCTCCAGATAATTCTTTTGGGAATTTATTTGAAGCTTTTTCTAAACCAACCATTCTTAAATATTTTCTAGCTCTTTCTTTAACATCAGCTTTTGTTTTCGCTGGGAAAACAGTATTTAAGGCAAACTCAATATTTTGAATAGTTGTTAACCACGGCATCAAAGCGTAATTTTGAAAAATAACACCTCTATCGGGACCTGGACCTTTTATGGCTTGTCCGTCAATAATAATTTTCCCAGATGTTGGAGCTTGTAAGCCTGCGATTAAATTTAGCAATGTTGATTTGCCACAACCAGAAGGACCTATTATTGATACAAATGTGTTCTTCTCTATCTTTAGGTTAATATCTTTGATAGCTTCAAACCCACTTCTATTTCCTTTGGAACGAAAATCAATAAACTTCTTTTCTTTAAAAAAAATCTTACCTAAATTGACTAATTCAAGGTGAGAATAATTTTTATTGGAGGTGGTTATTTTTGATGATTTACAACATCAACAAGGATGGCAATTACCAAATTCAATATTGTAATTGAGCAAATTGAAATAAAACTAAAGAAATAAATCCAAGCCCACCAATAAATAGCT